CTCTGATTTTATAATATTCACCATCATAAATATGAGGATAAACGGTTTTTTCAGGTGGAAGACTTACAATCATTACCATTTCTAATTTACCACCATATTTTTCAATAAAATTTTCTGTAAAAGACTTAATATTTGGAAAATTAGTTTGAAAATAAGGCATTTCATATGTTTCATGATTATCAACCTGTTTTATTCCAGGTTTATTTTTCAATTGTCTGAGACGAATTGCGTTAGTTTCTTGTTGCCAGTAATTATCGTTTTGACGTTTATTATTCAATTCCCACATAAAATCATTATTTTTCACTTCATCCATATAAATATCAACATCATATATGTCTGGAAATTTAAATAAATTAATCATTTGTAATCTGGCCTTTTGTTATAACTTCTGTCACAATCTTGTGGCAACCAATACTTTTCTTTACTATAATTTAAATCAAATTCTTTTTTCATAAAAATCGAATTGATATTAATTGTATCACCTTCATAAAAGTATGTATTATCACCAGTAGGATTGTTATTATAAATCACATATGAATTTTTTGTAGATTCTAATTCCAATTCCCAAAAACAAGTTTCTAGACATGTATTCAAACTTGAACCAGAATTAAATAAATCATCAACAAATAATACACGTTCTTTATTTGGAATTCCATTAATTAAATGACCTAATCCATAATCTTTACGAGATTTCCTAATCGAAAATGAATTAATCTCTAAACCGAATTTCAAAGCATACATTTGCATACCTGTAATAATTGGCATAGAACTTGTTTCTAATCCTGCTATTTGAAAACTACCATATTCTTCATCATTTTTAATTTTATTCATAATATCATCAAAGAATAATGCACAAACATATTCTAGTAATTTAGGATTCGATGTTAATCTTCGTAAATAAAAAACAACACTAGATTCTTTTTCTTTTGGTTTAGGGGTTTGGGATGGTAATTTACCAACTGGTACATCTTCACAATAAATTTGTTCAGGATTACATCTAAAAATACAATTCAAATCGATATGTTGATATAAAACGGATTTGATTTCATTTTTTTCATCTTCAGTTAATATCATGAATATCATCTCCATTTACAACAGATAAACACTTTTGACCTGATGAACGTTCAAATTCAAAACTTTTACCAACTTGTGTTTTTCTATACTTATTATGAACAGCAAACAATTCATCCATAACAGTTAATTCTTCACATTCACAAGCATTTTTACAAAAGGCAAAAGAATTAATTGAATTACAAACACCATCAACAATCAAAACAGGTTTGTCATTATAATATCCCTCAATGAAATTGCGACGACCATATAATTTTCGTTTATCTTTAATCAAAAAACAATTAATATCAATATCATACCATTCCTTCATTAACATTGGAATAGTAATAATTAAAGGACAAGCAGTCCAAGACATACCAGTGATTTGAAAATCATAATGTCCAATTTCTTTATCAATAATGTACTTAAAACATTTTACAACTCGTTGCATAAATTCTACATTATACAACCCATTAGAAATATAATATTGACCAGAATATCTTGTTCCAATCAACTTACCATACATCAAATCTTTTGGTAAATATAGACACTTATCATGGATATAATTTGCAATCCATTTCTGATGTTGTTCAAATTCTTTTTGTTTCATGGTTAACTTACTGGCCAATACACACAACGTGCATAACCAGAACTCTCTTTTGCTTTATCGTCATATGAATATGGATGTTGTTCAAAGTTACCTAAACAAAGATGTACATTTGAATCTTGGGAAGGTAACATTCGAACTTGATTTGGATCATCAGGAACAAAGGCTGAACCATGTTTTGATGTCATAATCCAACCATTTCCTGATTTATGTCTAATCATTTTAGTTACAGGTGCACAATCTTTTTCATTGCAACACCATTTATCATACCAATTATGAGAATATACTTCTTGGATATACAAAAATCCAAGAAAGTATAGTGATGTAATAATGATTAAAATGAATTGTGTACCTTTACTCATGATTCAAAACTTGAATTTGTTGAAATAGCAATCCAATATTCTACATTTTCACCTTTAAAATATGCCATTCCTTCACTTGTAACAGATACATCATAATTACCTGGAAGAAGTTTCAATTTATCTGCTTCAATGATAACACTGAAATTTTTTGATGTTTCACCAATTTCTGTTGAATATACATCAGAACTATCATTACGGGAACTAAGTGTTTCAAGTAATAGAACACCATTTTCACCTGTGATACTAATTTCACTGAAACCAAGGATACTCATTGCTTTCATGACACCTTGAAGAACATCATGTTTTAGTTCAAATTGGACATCAACGGATGGTAGTTTGATTTCTTTATCTGGAGGTGTAACGATTAGATCTTGTGCACAATAAGTATATTTGGTTTTACTTCGTTCTTGTTTAATAGTAAGATGTGTTTCTTCAAAATCAAGTTCTGGATCTTTATAGAGTGAAATGATTCCAAGAAACTTAGATAAGTCATAGATTCCAAATGTTTGTGGAAAATTATCTGGAACAGATGCTTTAGAAAAGATAGTTTGTGCGGGTGAAATTGTTTTAATTACATTACCTTCATTAATTACAATTGAAGGGTTAATAGATTGGAAGTTTTGAAGAGTATTCAATGTTTCACTATGTAGTTTCATATTTTAATCCTTAGTTTAATTATTTTTTATAATACATTATAATTCACATCATGTCAACTATTATTTTTTCTTTTTTTCTTTCCGCCGTTTTTTAATTTCTTCAAGTTGTCCTGCATCTGCGGTTGCTGATGCTCCAAGTTGAGCTAGATCTGAAAGTGAACCACCAAATACCATAGTACCAACATGTTGTAATTTCATCCAAGGACAAATCCAAGTTTTCATTTCAAGTTCTTGAATTTTTTGACAGAACCAATAATCTTCTGATAGATATCGTTTTGATACAGGATCGATTTCTGATTGGAAATACATCATGATTTCTCTTGAACCATCAAAATGTTCTGTTCGAACATGGTCTGGTTTATATGAATACTGGGAAAATTTTTCTTCAAATTGTTTGAATGTATTTTTACGAACCATCATGAAACCTGTACCGATTTCAAGAACTTCTACAGGTTCTGCTAGTGGAATTTGTGTTTGACCATTTTTAGGATTAAAGACATAATCACCAACAAACTTATCTAATTCTTGTGGATCTTCATCAGCAAAACCTTTATCAACAGCAGCTTTAATTTTTTCCCATGAAATACATTTTTTTGGATAAGGACCACCAATTACATCATATTCGGAGTCATCACCTTGTAGTGCAAGTAATGCAATAACATCCTGTGGATTAAAACCAATATCTGCATCAATAAACATAAAATGAGTAGATTCAGAACGCATGAATTCATCTACACAATAATTACGTGCTCGTGGAATAAGTGATTCATTAAATAGGAAATAGATTTGTAGAGCAACACCATATTTAACACAAAGTGCTGATAGATCTGCAAGTGAACGAGCAAACATACCAGTACACATTCCACCATACATTGGAACAGCAAGAAATAGTTTTCGTTTTTTTAATTCTTCGACTGGAATTTTAATTTCAAGACTCATTTATCATTCTCCTTATAGTGATCAACATGAAGCATCAAAATAATATAATGCAAAGCTTTCATTAAGTCGTCTTTATTAGAACCTTTTTTCTTACCATATCTCCAAAGATATTTAAGTGCAGTATTTCGAAAAGTTGGTGTGGAATCTCCAAGAGCAATCCAAGCATCAAAACATTCTATTTCCTTCAAATCACTTTTATAATGTTGTTTGTACGTTGATTCCAAGTATTTTTTAAGATCGTCAAGGATTAGATCTTCTGAGTATTTATAATTTATTTTCACGTATCCACCCTTAAATATTATTTTTCAATAAATTGTTTGATATTAGGAGGTTGCCAACCATCTGGCTTTAAAACTTTACCATCATCCCTGTATATAACTTTACCATCAACCAATTTGTCCATATTGGATCTATGTACTTCTGCAAATACTTTATCTAATGAAATACCATAAGATACTGCAGTTCCACATACAATATAAATGATATCTGCTAATTCTTTGGCAACATTCTCTAGATCGTTATTATCTTCACCAATAACATACTCTTTGAACTCTTCTGTCAATAACCTTTTTCGTAAATCACGGGTTTCTTTATCAGGAAATTTTGGGGTTTCTCCTACTAATTGCCCAAATGCAACATGAAAATCTTTCACTGAATTAAACATATCAACCATTTTTTTTCCTTTTCTTTACTCCTTGTTCCCAATGATAGCTTGTAGTAACATCCTTTAAAGTAATACCATCAACAGAATCCATACCTTGTTGAATATACCTTGATGTCATACCAATATATTTTTCTGTTCTTGTTTTCTCATCAGGTTGTGTGAAACGAATTCTAATAATAGTAGGTCTCTTTACTTTAACAACAATTCCTGGATATGTCAAGGACATTTCTTCAAGATAAATTTCTTCTGATGTAGTATCAACAATACTTGGATTAAACATACACAAAATAGGATTAGATAATACTGCAAAAACTCTGTAAGGTAAACCAATTTGAGGAGCAGCTAAACATAATCCATTATTCTTCATCATCGTTTGGGCTAAAATATGTGATAATTCATCAGGATTCATTTGTGGATCTTTGAAATCAAATCTCTCACAATCATTTCTTAATATCGAATCAGTAGGTTTTACTAAATCACGACTCAAATCAGTTTCCATCATCATCCTCAACAGTTAATTGTTTTTGAATATGTTCACGAATATCTAGAATAGTTTCATTTCCAATAACATCAATAATCGTGGTTGTAAGATCGATTTCTTTTTTTATATAAAACATTTTTGTTTGTAGTTTTTCTAATTCTTGTTGATAATATTCTAACTCCTTTTCTTTACGAATTTTAGTATCAATTAAATCAGTTAAAAAAATAATCTTACGTTCTTTTGTCATAAAACCTCCAGTTTCACTGGAACAATTCCTGATCTTCTCATTCTAATTTTCTTTGCAGCAGCAACTGATAAATCAACTATTCTACCACGAATATATGGTCCTCTATCATCAATCTTAACAACTACAGAAAGACCATTTCTTTTATTTGTAACTCTAATCATAGTTCCACATTTTAATGTTTTATGTGCAGCAACCATTAGATTTGGATTATATCTTCGTGTACGAGAACAAGCAATTCTTTGTGGAGTCCAATAATATGATGCAATACCATGTTGAACACGACCAGAAAACTTAATATAATTCTTATTCTTTACAGGTAAACGAGAAGATTTTTTCTTTCTTTTTACATATCTTTTCTTCTTAGAAACGTATCGTTTCTTTTTTACAACTTTCTTTTTGACAACCTTTTTAGTATAGAATACTGGTTGTCCATCAACCCATTTTACTGCTGCTTGTGCAGGAAATGCAAACAGAATAAAAAGTGATGTAATCAAATATTTCATTGTTTAATCCTTGAAAAGTTTTTGTGTTTTTCTATTTTCAATACTTTATCAAACTTATCTATAATCTGTTCATGTTTATGACTAATGATTACTATATTATTATCACCTGTCAATCTTGATACGATATTTATGAATTCTTCAGTGCCATTTGAATCCAACGATGAATCCATTATTTCATCTAGAATGAGAAGATTGATTGGTGATGCATTTCTCATTCTTGCCATTTCTCTCCAGGTAAACAATAAAGCCAAATCAATACGCATCTTTTCACCTTCAGAAAATGATGCATATGAAAATGAATCTCGAAACCTAGATTTAATAGTTTCCTCAAATGATTCATTTATTTCAAATTGACAGAAAAATTCCATTTCCTCCAGATATCTATTAATTAATTGATTCATAATAGGAACATATTGCTTGATGATTTGTGTTTTAATACCACCATCCTTTAACATCATCAAACCTATTCCATACAATTCTCTTTCCTCAATTAATCCTTCCTTCTGTTTTTGATATATCCTTAATTGTTTTTTTTCTTCTTGAATTGAAATTGAACTAATACTTGATTCAGAATCAGATAATTTAGTAATTTCATTTTGTAATGATATAACTGTTCTATTATTAAAATTTATATCATTCATTACACCATTTAACTTATTTCCTATTTCACTAAAATCATTACTAATCTTACTATAAATATCTAATCTTGATTCAATTTTTGATAATGATTCTTTCAGTATTTCAATTTTAGATTGTTTATCTTTTTTCTTTTTATCCAGTGATGATATTGCATTTGTTTTGAAGTTAGAATTAATTCCCTGATGACATGTAGGACAATTTTCTGAATCATTATAGAAGGAAATATTTTTATCCAACTCACTGATTTGATTTATTAACTTTGAATTGATATATTTTCCTTCAGAATATTTTTCTTTTAAACTTTCCAGTTTATTAAGTTTTTCTTGAATTTCTGTATATTGTTTTTCTAATTTACTTTTTTGACTTGATAATTTAACATTTTCTTGTTCACATTTTTCAATTTGTTTTTTCTTATCTTTAATAATCTTATCACTTTTATTTTTCAATTCTTTTTGGTGACGTTCATTTAGTTCTATTGCTTTTTTGCATAGTGAGATAGAATGTTCTAGTTCTTGTAATTCTGTTTTATTATTTGCAACTTTATCTTTGAGAAGATTATTCATTACAGAGAATACTTGAATATCGAGTAGATCTTCGATAATATTTCTTCTAGCAGCTGCAGGCAATTGCATAAATGGTGTAAAATTAGCAGAACCAAGAATAACAATTTGACAAAATGTTTTATAGTTCATTTTGAGAATATTGGATTCTAAAATCTCTTGAAAATCTCTATTATCAGCAGATTGATTCAAAAATTTACCATTACAATAGATTTCAAATACTGCAGGTTTGATTCCACGACGAACCATATATGGTACACCATTTACTGAAAAATCAATTTCAGTTAACATATTTTTATTTGTAATAGAATTAACTAACTGAGGTTTATTAATTTTACGGAATGGTTTATTGAACAATACAAAACAAATAGCATCCATTACAGTACTTTTACCTGACCCATTTGAACCACAAATGAGTGTTGTTTTAGTATCATTCAATTTGATTTTAGTAAATAAATTTCCTGTGGAGAGAAAATTTTGAAAACGAATTTCTTGTAATATTATCACGGGAACATCCTAGTCTACTTCAATATTAATTGATTCCTTGTAAAGATTAGACATTAATGACTTTAACTTTTTCTTGTCAGTAGATATCTCCATATCATCAATGCTATTCATCAGTATAGTGTGTGTATCTTCAGTTTTATCAATAATAGTATTATTATTCCCCATAATTGTCAATGCATCAACTATTTTTAAATCATATGGTTTTTGTGATTCCACATGTTCTACAAACATATCAAATAGGTATGGGTCATTTTTTACTTCAACAATAACTTTAATATAAGAACCCCCAACATTATAATCTTCAATATTTTGTTTTAATACTTCTAAAGTCACATCTGTATCATCATAGAACAACTTATGAAACATTTGATATGGATTTTTTATAAATTCCAGTTCTCTTGTTTCAAGATCAAATAAATGAAATCCTCTATCAAATCCATAATCTGACCAGGTCATTTGATATGGTGCACCAAGATAATAAATATTTGATTGTGTAGATTTATGGTGAAAGTGTCCTGAAAATACCATATCAAATTTATCAAAAATACTTTTATTCAGACCATGTTCACAATATGCACCTTTAAACATTTCAAATCCAGTAATTTCTAAATGACCAAATGCCAATGGAGCAGTAGTAGATTCAATAATATCATGAGTATGTTTTGTGTTTTCTTGATTAATCCATGGAATAAAAACCATAGGTTGATCATGAATAGTGACTTCAGTTGATTCCTCATAGATATGAAATGGATATGAACGTAATAATTCACGAAATACGTTCACTGAATTTGTTGATTTATAATAGATATCATGATTACCAGTAATGATATGGACATGATAATTTGTTAGTTTATCAAGGAATGATTCTCTCATCCATTTTGATGTATTAAAATTAATTGATTTACGTTTATCGACTAAATCACCACAATGAATAATTGTTTTGATATTATTTTTTTCGAGGGTAGGAAAGAAGATATTTTGGTAGAATTCATTTTGTTGTTCAAGAAAAACTGGAGAATCCCCACGAATTCCCCAGTGTGTATCAGTAATAATTGCAATTTTCATTAAGCAGCTCGTCCATTATGTTTTTTAATTTCAGAATTACAAGCATCTCGAATTCTTTCTAACATAATACAATAGATATCTTTTTGATGTTTTGAAATTGATTTATCATTAATTTTATTGATGTAATATGTAATTATTGGTGGTAATTGTTCTTCATTTCGCATATCATACCTCTACAAAAAATTTATTTACCGTATTACCCATACTAACCTGTTTTTTCCTATTTGTCAACTTTTCTTCGAAAGATTTGATAAAACTTTGTGTAATAGAATTAAGTTCAATCTTTTCTTGAATAACACCATCAACAGAATCTTGATGTGATAAGTTTTCAAAATTCTTTACTTTGATATAATGTTGCTTCTTCTCTTTATCAATCCTTCTAATGAAAGCAAATTTAATGATTTGTGTGAAATATGCAAATGGATTATTAGATTTTTCTGGGTCAAAATTATTTATATACAAAATACAATTTTCAATTCCATCTGATATCATTTCTTCTTTAAAGGAATAACCAATGAAGTTTGGTTTATTGGATAACTTATTTGCAATTAACAAAAAACATTCACCAACATATTCTGGAATTCTAGGTGGAATAGAATCTGTTTTTAAAGCTTCATTTACTTTTTCCTTATAATCTTTCATTATTTCATATAATTTACGGTTATTTACGTAATTTTTTGAAGCCATAGTGCATTTTCCTATTGACAAGGTTTAGGGGTTTGTGTATAATCAGTATTGAAAGACGAAAGGTATATCTAATGTATTGTATTAGAAGATTTTGGTATTTGATATAGTTCTTCTAATAATTCATCTTGAATACGTAATAATGATGATTCTAATTTGTCATTAGAAAGTTTAATTTCATATAACATTTGTTGTTTACTTTGAATTGTCATTTGAATAGAATATTGATAATACCTTTTAATTTCATCCATTACATTACTTGATGTAATAATATGTGATTTCAAAAATTCAAAATATTCTTGATCCCCATAAGGTACATATGGAACTAATGTAACTCTTCCTTTACCATCATCAGAAAAATATTCTTCAATCATTAATGGTTCTGATAAAAAAATCACATATTCATTTTCATCAATGACTTTTGCAATAAGTTCATCACCAGTTGAAAGTTTAAAGTGTCTTATAATTTCTTCTGTCATTTTATCTCCACATTATGAATTTTGTAAGGAAAGTTTTCTTGTTGATAAATTTTTAATCGTTCTAGAAAATGAATAATAGTATAGTTCTTTTTCTTTTTCCATGATAAGTTATCAGCTATATCAAACAGTATTGCATCTGTTTTTGTTTCACTTTTTCTTAATACTCGTCCAATAGATTGTAATGTTCGAATTCTTGATTTAGATGGAGAAGCAAAAATAATATTCTTGAGATTCTTTATATTTATACCTGTTGAGAATGCACCTACAGAGGCAACAATGATTGCATTGTTATCAGATTCTACTTGATTTCTTACTTCATTACGTTCTGAACCATCAATACCACCATGAATGTAATATACAGGTCTATCTAAATCTTTTAATGAATCAAATAATACTTTTCCATGTTTTTCTACAAATTGGAAGAGTAATAATGTATTCCCTTCTAATGATTGACTCAACTTGATAATAAAATCATTACGTTTTTGATGTGTAACAATATAATCTAATTCATTCTGATAATCAAAATCCTTTATAAGTTTTTTTATTTCATCTGAATATTGTAAAACAATACATTTGATTTTAAAATCAGCAAGAAACTTGTTCTCAATCAATTCTGATGTAGTAATAACTTTTTTCAGTTTACCGAATAATCCTGTTAGAACCATTGCAGATGTTTGGGAACCATCTAATGTACCTGTAAACCCAAATCTATACTTACATTTAGATAGATTAGTCATAATTTTAGTAATTGAATTAGATTTAGCTAAATGGGCTTCATCTACTATTACTACTTCAAATTGGTTAAAAAAGGTTCTTGGCATTCTAAAAATTGATTGCCATGTAGTTATATTAATATCTTTATCTGATTCTTTATCCTTACCTGAGTATATTTTATGTATTTCTTCAGTAAAACCATACGATTCAAAATCATCAGACATTTGATGTACTAATGAAGTAGTTGGCACAATGATTAATGTTTTTAGATTATAATATCTAGTAAGTAAATAAATTATAAGTGATTTGCCTGAACCTGTTGGTGAAAGAATTAGTTTTCTATTACTTTGAACTGATGAAATAAATGCATCAACTTGATAATCTCTAGGTGACAGTGGCAAATTTAATGTTTTGATGAATTGATTTGCTTCTTCTAATGAATATTGTTCATCATTAAAAGATTCAGGATATTCTATTTGATATCCTCTTTTATTAGCAAATTCTAGAATATTATGAAACAAACCTTTATATATTAGATTTGTTCTTGTATCATATAATTTAATAAATCCGTCCCAATTACCCCGTTTAAATGCTGGCATAAACTTGTAACCAGGAACTCTAAATTTAAAAAACTCAGACATTTCCATTTCAATACCTGAGTCTGATGATGTAACATGTATGTGAGCATGATTATAATCATTGATATAAATTTTATCCACCAGCCATAAACCTTCTATCTTCTATCATATTCTTAATAATAAAATTTCTAGTATTTATAGAATCGATGATAGATTTAAGAAATGTGACTTTTTCTTCTTGAATACCAATTTTCAATTCTTGTTGAAGTATCAAATCATCACCATCTAAGTAAGTATGAATTTCATTTTTAAGTATTTTACCCTGAGCAGGTAATTTCCATCCATCATTAAACTTATCTTCAGTTGGATTGATGAGAAATTCATGTTTTTCTAATTTGAGTTTTTTGTATTCATTTCTATATTTCAGTAGAATCATTTTTTCTCTGATATAGATTTGATAATATTTTGCATGTAATTGTGGTATTTTTGAAGCTTCTCTTGATAAATCTATATCAGTAATGATAGAATCTTCAGACCACAATGATTCAATTTCTTCTATTTTCACAAGATTCTCCTATGGCAAATATTATTTATTATATACCAAAAGAAAATAGTTGTCAAGAATTATTTTTATGATGCATCAAGTGGTTGATTAGGTCCTGCAGGTGCATTCATTGATTTGATATAATAACTAGTATATCTAAAAGTTGCAGCTGCTTCAAGAAAATCTACATCTGGTTGTGTTGTATCAAAAATAAGTGATGATATAGATACAGGAAATGCATCTCTAAAAGTAATTTCATATGATGGATTTCTTGCACTAGTGAAGATTACTAATGATAAATCAGAAACTAAACCTGTACCATCTGTGATTGCTGATGTTGCAAGACTTTGGTATTGGTCAAATTTATCTGGAAATCCCATAGATTTAATCCAATTATAGATTTCTAGGTAACTTTTTAAATCTTCATCTACCTTGTAATTAATCATTAAATCATCAAAGTATAGATGATCTCCACCTTGTGGAATTTTTACAAATGGGTTTGGTTGGTCCCAATTTTGTAATGAAATGCCTGGTAAGTTAACATTTTGGACAAAGAAATTAACAGAGGGTGCTTTTTTAATCTGAAACTTAAAATTAAGTGGATTCAGAAAATTCATATTATCAGGTGTTTCAGTTCTAGCATCTGTCATTTCTCTAGTCCTTTAGATATCTTATTCGTGCAAACTTAACATTTGATATTGCTTCATCTAATGTAATATTAAACCATTCACCTTTAGAACGTTTATGAGATAAGTTTTTGTGTATTTGAGTCTCAATAAACTTCAATTGTTCTTCTGGTATTGGCTCTTCATGATGAACAAATAATTTAAATGGATTCCCTGTTTGTATAGATTTAATTCTTCTATTTATATCTTTTGTGATACCTATCTTATAGGGACCATTTTCAGGACCTATGACATATATGCAACTCATTTATTTGTAATGAAATAATGTTCATCATTAATATATGCTCCAGTGACTTTATTTGTTGGTGCATATGAAGTATAACCCAAATCATTAAAAAATGACCACAATTTTTCACAATCTACAGTTTGATGAACTTCTAAAACCATTTCAATTTTATTATTTTTCAATGTTTCAATACCATGATTAAAGATAAAATTTTCAGCTCCTTCAATATCACATTTAATAAAATCAATTTTTTTATCTTTGCAGAAAGTATCTAACATAACAGAATCCACTTCAACATAATTTTCTCTATTATGTCCCCAACGTTTCACATCTGCTACTGCATTAGAAATTGAATGACCACCAGGATTACCACAAGTATATAAATGCAATTTACCATCAACAATACCAACTGCTTTATTGACAAATTCTACATTTTTATCAGTAACTTTTTCTTGAATAATCCTAAAATTATCAGGATGTGGTTCAAATGCATATACTTTTTTAAATTTTTGAGCAAGTAAACTGGTGTACATACCATGATTTGCACCAATATCTAAAGCAATGCCATCTGATACAGGTAGTGATTCAATTTTATTTCTAACAAAACCTTCATTCATTTTATATCTCCATTTAAAAAAAGGAGACCGAAGTCTCCTATAGTTTATTCCCGTGTTTATATTTATTATTATTGGGAATATTTTAGAAGAGGGACCGAAGTCCCTCTAATACGCAATACCTAAATCTATTTATACAAACCTATTTTTCTTTTTTTTGGCTTGCCAAGTTGAGCATCACGAGCTTTACGTTTAGATTCTTCTGTTCTTGGTGGTCTCTTTTTTGCACCTTCAGATAATCGTTTACGTTGATTTGCTGCCCATATTGGATCTGACCATAACTCTTTCAATCTTGATGACGATTGTTTTGCCTGTTCTTGTGGAGACATAGTTTTTGGTTTTGATTTTGCAACAGATCTAGTTCCGTTCTTTCGACCTTCTTCCCAGTGTTTCCTAAGAGATTCAGAAGTCTTACGTTTTGCTTCTTCAGTTCTTTTTTTTCCAAGTTTTTTCTGACGTTGAACTTCTTTCATTTCAGGTGTTCTAACTTTTCCAGAATTAGACTTAGAAATTTTAGATTTGGTTTCTTCTGAGCAAGGACCTGTAGATACACCAGTTTTTGCTTTGGAAATCTTTTCACCGATTGTTAATCTGGTATCAGTGTCAGACCACCAATGATTTTGAGTTCCGAGATTTATATTATAATAACGAACATTTTTACGTTCTTCGAGAGTAGTATTTTTAGACGTGGTTTTTTCTGGATCAATCATACTTAACCAACGTTCTTCGGCAAGTAACAAATCTTTTCTGTTAGTGTATATTCTTTCGATGATACGTCTTTTGAAGTCTTTTTGTCTTCTATTATATGCCTGACGCATTAGTCTTGACGAACAAATATATCCATCATCTTCAGTTCCCCAATGTGAACCAATATAATATCTTTTATGTTTGGCATCATACCAAATATAAACAAATCCATATTTTTCTTCATAAATAGTCATAGCTGAATCTCTCCTATGTTAGATTTAGAAGGACTGGGTGTTGCTGCACCGCGAGTCCTATTTCTATTTATAAAAAAAGGGAGGCCGAAGCCTCCCTAAGTTCTTGTTTTTTATTATTATTGTTATCACAAATGTGATACCTCACATGAGGTTGGTCACGAGAACTCTACGATAATAAACATTAGAATCTTTAGTTAGTGCACCTGCACCTGCATTTGCACCTTCTGCGAATGGGTTAGCAACAACACCATAACGTGTTTTGAAGCCAATCTTTGGATGGAACTGATCCTGATCCACTGCACGAACCATCTGGAGTGGAACATATGGACAATAGAACAGACCAGCATCGAATGGACCTGAACCTTTGTAACCAACAACCATATAGTTTTCACCTGTTGCATATGGGTCAATGTAAACTCTCATACGACCATTGAGAACACCAGCGAAGGTGTTACCTGTATCATCAACATTGAGTTGGTTTGCATTGAGTGCAGGAGCATAATCGAGAATACCAGCCATCTGAAGAGCAGAAGCCACATCAGAAGAACAGATAAGAACATTACCTTTCCCTCTACGTGTATCTTTTGCAATTTTATTGGATTCTCTTTCAACCTGGAACATTAGACCTTTGAACTTCTCAACAGACCAACGACCATTTGAGTCGGTGTCTAGATCGAAGATACCAGAAGTAGTTGTACCAGTTGTAGCACCTTGTGATGCAGTTACGTAGATTGTACGAACAATTTCACGGTTAATTTCAGCAAGGATTTCAGAAGAAAGAATATTTGCTAGTTCAGTTTCAGCATCTAGACCATGAACTGCTTTTAGGTCTTGTGCTAGTTCCATGGTGTATTCTGCTTTGAGTGCACGTGACTTAGCAGTAACGGCAACTTTTTCAATTGAGAAAGCCATTTCAGGGAATGCAACTGTTGAGTTACCGAGTTGTTCAGCAACTGTAGTTGTCATACCATCAGCGAAGTTATATAGACCTGATTCGGCTAGGTTTGAAGTTTGAGTTGTGTTACCTGGAGTAGAACCAACATGCTTATCACCGAGTGTATTTGCATCACCAGCAACAGTAGCGAATGCAGTATTAACTTCATTATAGAAGGTTTCGGTATGTGTCTGGTTAGCATAACGTGCTCTCATTGCGAAAATGAGACCTGTTGGACCAGTCATTGGCTGAACACCGCAGATATCATATGCAATTAGGTTTGGCATTGCACGACGTACTAGAGAAATAAGTACGGGGTCAAAGATATCAACTGAACCATCACCAGTAGTTGAAGAAGAAGCTGCCATTGCGTTGACGGGTGTTTCAACTAGGAATTGGTTTGAGTAAGCTGCATTTTCACGAAGAGCTGTTTCAGTATTTTCGAGAATTGCTGCAGTTACGTTACGCTTATGAAGGTCTTTAATTGGTGAAAGATCTTCATGTTCTAGAATTGGTTTCCACTTTTCTACAAGATTTTCTGTTAACATTTCTTAAGTTCTCCCTAATGTTTTTTGGGTTATTATTATTTATCTTTTTGTAGTTTTTGAGATTGCTTTAGCATAATTAGCGATATGTGGAGTTGAGAAGGATGGTTTTTCTGCTTCTTCTTCAATTTCCACTTCTTCATAGAGTGTTGATGGTTGGGCTTGAATACCGAAATAATTTTCTTTAATGATTTCAAGTTTACGACGATATGTTTCATCATCCATATCGGAATCAACACTTTCAGCTAATGTGCGAAACTTATCAACCTGAGTAAGTGCAAGACCTTCAGAAACTTCATCGAAAATATCTTCTTTAGTTTGATCTTGAAGCATTTCAACCAATTCAATGTTAGCATTCACTTGCTCATTTAATTCATTTTCTAGTTCTTCAACTTTCTCCGCAAGTGCTGAAACAACATCAGTTTGTTCTTCAGGGAACTGTACATAGTGTTGTTCAAATAGGTTGCGAAGACCATAAATGAAGCTTTCACTGAATTCATTTTTTAGAGAAGATTCAATGGCGACTTCATTTTCTTTTGCCCATTCTTCAGCTACATAAGATACATAATCATCTAGCTGTTCAGTGAGCTGTTCTGTAAGTTCTTCATACTGTTCTTCTAACTTCAGTTCAAACTGTTCTTCAAGTTCTACAAGATGTTGATTAACTCTTGCATGTACAGCAGCTTCGAATAATGTTGCTGCCTTTTCTTGAAATGCTTCTGATAATTCTTCAGAACCAAAAAGTTCTGAGACATCTTCTTTTACTGCTTGATTGAAAGGTAACATAGCTGCTTTTGCATCACCTTTCATTGCTACTGATGCACGATTATTATCTGCTGCATCATCGGGAATATTTTCTGCTTCTTTACCGATTAGGTCTAGAGCTTGAGTTAGAAAATGTGAAAGATCTTGTTGATTCATTCCAGCCATTGCATTGACCATTGTAGACATCATTGCAGTCTTAGATGAATCAGCTGCATAGGATGGTTTGGTATCAAGAGTTTCTGCTGCTGCAGTTTCTTCTTTCATTTCCTCTTTGTCGTCATCAACTTTCATGACGTCTTTTGGATCTAATTTTACCATTTTGCCTTCCTGTGTTTTTACTACACATTTTCCTGATTTATTATCATGTCGAACGTAGGTGCACATTTGCTTGTCATCGCCAATATTACATTCTACGGTATCACCTTTCTTGTGATCTTCTTTATAATCCATTGAGTGGTTCTCCTTGGTATTTTTAATTAATATTTATAATTATAGTGTTTTTAAATACTTATCGAAGTATGAAAGCATTTGTTCTTCTAATTGAGTTTTAGAAAGTTTTTTCATTTCTTTTTTAGCTTCTTCAACCCATTCACCTGTCTTTTCACAATATACCCATTCAGCATTTTCCATAATACCTTTTACAAATGCTTGTGGTGCAGATGGATCAGCAACAATATCTGCTGCTGTTACAAGACGGAAATCCTCTTGTACTTCCATAATTCCATTCTTACCTTCTTTCAAAGAACCAAGACCTCTTGTGGATACACCTAGATTTGCTCCACCTTCAAGTAATCCTTTTGCGATATTACCCATAGGTGTTTCTACAATTCTAGCTTTACCGTAGACTTTACCACCATTACTCATTTCTAGAGTCTCAATTATATGAGAAACACGGTCAAGATTGATCTGTGGTCCTTGTGGATGATTTAGTTCACCATAAGCTCTCTTTTGGTTCACTACCTCATTCATATAACGATTTACTTCTTTTTCCATAATTGGTTTAGAATAAATTCGTCCATTACGATTAGGTGTATCATATTGCATGAAAACCCCTTCAATGAAAAGGTTCTTCTTGCCATCTTCTTTTTCTTCAGTGATACAACTGATATCCTCTTGAAGCTCTAAAATGAGTTTCATGTAACTATTTCCTCTTAGTATGTTTTGTCAAATGTGCCTTCTTTTTGTAATTCAATCATGATATATGCACTACCACCAGCAGGATTATTCAATTCAACAACTAATGACCCATCTGAATCCTTATTGATCATGTTTCCATTACCAGCATAATCTTTCCATCCAGTAGAATCATAGACACCAATAGTATTGGCTCCTCTTTTAACTACCCAATACATACCATTACCAGATGAACTACCAAACCAAACTTGTTTGATAGATGCACCTGTTAAAACTTCATCACCTGTAGCAATATCTGATACAGAACTATTACCTGCTATTGTCCATGTAGTATTAGCATCTGCATGTAATGAAACAGATAAATTTTTTCTGTTATGAATAATAGAATTAGCCATTAATCTTCAACCTTTTTTGGCAAACCTTTGTGTTTGGTTTCTGCAAAATCACGTAATTGTTTTTCTGACATCGAATCAGCTAACTTTTTTACCGAATCAGATGCATCTGGAACTGATTCAGGATCTCTTTTATAACGTAGAGCAATTGCCATCAATTTCTGTTGAGCAACACTCATTGCTTTCTCAAATAAATCAAATTGTTCATTATAATTTTTACCTACCATTGCTTCAGTAGGTCTTGGTGGTAATTCTCTATGAGACATATCATGTCCAGTTAAAGGAGGATATAAAGGTCCATGATGAAAACGTTCTTCACCATCATTTGTTTTAATATTATACATTTGTTCTGTTGGATGGACTTGAGACACAGTACCGTTTACAAGTCCATGTATAGGATGCATGAAAGATACTTCAGCACCTACTTTGATCATTTCATCTAACTGAGTATCTTCATAAACTTTTTCATCTTCACCAGGATTGTATCCGTGTCTATCTTTACCACGATCTATTTCAGCAGTAGAACCTTTGAATAACTTATCATACTGAGAATCAGCAAACATATTTGGAAATAATTTGGAAATATGCTTGTCTTTAAATTTCTTCTCATCTGGAGATTTTGGTTCATAAACCTCATTAATGAT